CCGGCCACGCTGCCGGTCGAGCAGGCCGCCACCATCGACCAACTGAAGGCGCTCTGGCCCGATAACCTGCCGAGGTAGCGCATGGCCATCCAGGCGCTTTACGAGGCCAGCTTCGACGTAAAAAACTGGTTCGGCCTCACCCAGTACGCCGAGACCTGGTTCGACCGGCAGTGGGCGGCCACGGTTGGCAATACGCTCACCGCCGCGCAGGGCAGCTACGCGCTCACCGGCTACGCCACCGGCCTGCTGGTGCAGCGCAAGATGGCCGCCGCGCAGGGCAGCTACGCGCTGACCGGGCAGGCCGCCGGCCTCAAGCACGGCTTCCCGCTGGTCGCCGCGCAGGGCAGCTACACGCTGACCGGGCAGGCCGCCACGCTGCGAGCCGATCGCAAGATGGCCGCCGCGCAGGGCAGCTTCTCGCTCACCGGCCAGAACGCCGGGCTGCTGGTGCAGCGCAAGATGGCGGCCGCGCAGGGCAGCTACACGCTGACCGGGCAGGACGTCACGCTCACCTACACGGCCGGCGCGAAGATCCTCACCGCCAGCCAGGGCAGCTACACGCTGACCGGCCAGGCGGTCGGCCTGCTGGTGCAGCGCAAGATGGCGGCGGCGCAAGGCAGCTATGCGCTCACCGGCCAGAACGCGGGCCTGCTGGTGCAGCGCAAGATGGCCGCCGCGCAGGGCAGCTACGCGCTGACCGGCCAGGCCGCCGGCCTGCTGGTCGCCCGCCGCACCAGCGTCAGCAACGGCAGCTACACGCTGACCGGCCAGAACGCCGGGCTGCTCGCGCAGCGCAAGATGGCGGCCGCGCAGGGCAGCTACACGCTCACCGGCCAGGACGTCACGCTGACCTACACGCCGGCGGGCAATTACCTCACCGCCGCCACCGGCCTGTATGCGTTCACCGGCTACGGCGTCGGCTTCACGGTCTTCATCCCGCCGCATGGCCCGCGCCCGGGCGGGGCCTTTGCCCCCGGCGCCCGCGCCACGCAAGTCATCACGGCCCGCAGCAGCAGCACCGGCACCACCCGCGCCGCCACCCCGAACACCCGCCGGCCCGGCACCCGCAACACCCGCCGCCGATAAAGGAACCCCATGGCCGTCAAGCTCATCACACCCGTCAGCGTGCAGGTGCTGACGAAGGCCATCGTCAAGGACCGGCTGAAGATCACGGTCGCGACGGCCGCCGACGACGAGATCGACCGCCTCATCGACCAGGTGCGCGGCGCCTGCCAGGACAAGACCAACCGCGCCGTCGGCGCGCAGACCTGGCAGCTGGCCTTCGACACCTGGCCCGAGGCGATCCCGCTGGTGCTGCCGCCGCTGGTCGCGGTCGACTGGGTGAAATACTACGACGCCGACGGCGTGTTCCAGACGCTGGCGACCGACCAGTATGCGGTCGACGATTTCCGCGAGCCCGGGTTCATCGTGCCCGCCGCCAACGTCACCTGGCCCGAGCTGCTCGACACCATCAACGCCGTGCGCGTGCAGATTCAGGTCGGCTACACCACGGCCACGCTGCCGCCCGCGCTGCAGCTGTGGATGCTGGCCAACATCGGCCACTTCGAGAAAAACCGCGACAACGTCGAGCAGCTCGCCGAGCGCACCATCGTCGACAGCCTGCTCGACGCGCACCGGATCTGGCCGCAGCTGTGAAACCGCTGCCGGCAGGAGCGATGCGCCACTACCTGGCCATCCAGGAGCGCGCGACCACGAAAGGCACCTACGGCGAGCAGGCCGACACCTGGACCGACGTCGCCGGCGGCAGCGTCTGGATGGCCATCGTCCCGCTCAACGGCCGCGAGCTCCTGGCCGCGCAGCAGATCAACACCGAGGTCTCGCACATCGTCCAGGTCCGCTACGACAGCCGCTGGACCGACCCCGTCGAGATGGCCAAGCGCCGCGTCTACATCAGCGCCAGCCGCGTGCTCAACATCCACGCCGCCGTCAACGTCGACGAGGCCGACACCTGGATTCACCTGCATTGCACCGAAGGCATGAACACGGGCTGACCTCACGCCGGAACCCCTCGCCCGCCTGCGGGAGAGGGGCAGGGGAGAGGGGTGAGGCAGGGACTTCGCGGCGCACGCGCCGCGCCTGACGAACGACACGCCGGTAACGGCGTGGCTACACCAGGCTGACCAAGCAACCACGAAAGGAAACCACCATGAACAAAACCAAACCCCTCGACCACAGCGACATCTGCGTCGACCATGCCGGCCGCGTCGGCCTCATCGGCAGCTTCAACGGCGGCAAGGTCCAGTTTTATTACTTCGACGCCGACGGCAACACCGGCGAGGCCACCGACGTGGATCTCGAGGACCTCACCCGCGCGCCGCTCGACGCCATCCCGCCGAACCGCCGCGCCGTGCTGGCCGACGTGCAGTGGAACGAGCTGGGCCACGAGTAGCACATGAAAGGCCTCGCCGAGCTCCTGCAGGACCTGAAGGATCTCGATGCCAACGTCAACAGCGAGGCGCGCATCGCCGCCGCCGCCGGCGCGAAGTTGGTGAAGAAGGAGGCCGTGCTGATCGCCCGCGCGCAGGGGCTGGTCGACACCGGCGCGCTGGTGAAAAACATCGCCATCAAGCGCGAGCCCGGAACACCGCGAGGTATTCACGAATACCACATCGGCGTGCGCCATGGCCCGCAGACGGACGAATGGGTGGTGACGAGCTCCGGCAAGAGGGGCAAGAAATACTCAAATAACCCCTTTTATTGGTGGTTCTGGGAATTCGGGCATTTCAACACCTTTCTAGGTCGCCATGTCGCGGCCAAGCCATTCATCCGTCCGGCGCTGGTAAACAAGCAGGGGGAAGTCATCGACGCGATGAAGGCTCGCCTGGCCGCGCGGATTAAGCAACACGTCAGGAAAAGTCTCTCGTGAACATCCAGCAGAAACTCTACAGCGCCCTGAACGGCGTGAGCCTGGTCACCAACCGCGTCTGGCCGAACGTGCTGCCGGCCGCGCCGACCTATCCGGCGCTGACCTACCAGTTCATCAGCAACCCGCCCGCCGACACCTTCGTCGCCGGCACCCGCTTCACCAACTTCAACGCGCAGATCAACTGCTTCGCCCGCGACTACGCCGGGCTGCTGGCCCTGCGCGCCGCCGTGCTGCTGGCCGTCGAAGCCATGCCCGAGCAGATCGTGCGCAACCTCGACATCGAGAGTCCGTTCGAGTTTGAAACCAAGAGCTTCACCTGGCTGCTGGGCTATCAGTTCCGCGATTCCGAAACGTAAAAGGAGATTTTCATGAGCAAGTACATGCGCAAGACCGTGATCCTGGTGAAGACCGAGGTCACGCCCGGCACCGACCCCGTCCCCACCGGCGCCGCCAACGCGATCCTCGCCGCCAACTTCAACTTCACCCCGCTGGAGCTGACCTACGCCGAGCGCAACAACATCCGCGGCTTCTTCGGCAATTTCGAATCGCTGCCGGCGATGCGCATCGTCAAGTGCAGCTTCGACGTCGAGGCGCAGGGCAGCGGCACCGCCGCCACGCCGACCAATTATGGCCCGCTGCTGACCGCCTGCGGCGCGCTCGAGACCATCACCACCTCGGTCGCCTACACCCCGCAGAGCCCCGGCATCAAGACCGCCACCATCTACGTCAGCATCGACGGCGTCCAGCACAAGATCACCTACGCCCGCGGCAACTGCAAGTTCAAGCTCAAGGCCAACGGCATCCCCTACTTCACCTTCGAGTTCGTCGGCCTCGACAGCGCGATCGCCGACGTCGCGCTGCCCACCGGCACCTACAGCGCCTTCGGCACGCCGCTGGTCGCCAACCTCACCAACACCACCCCGGTCACGCTGCACGCCATCAGCACCTGCGCGGTCGAGTCCTTCGAGTTCGACATGGGCAACCAGATCGAGCACATCGTGCGCCTCGGCACCGGCAACGACACGGTGCAGCACACCGACCGCAAGTCGAAGGGCAGCATCACCTTCGAGATGCAGCCGATCGCCACCAAGGACTGGTTCGCCGCCATCCGCGCCGGCACCATCGCCGCCTTCACGCTCACCCACGGCACCGTCGCCGGCAGCAAGGTCACCGTCGCCGGTGCCCAGGTCCAGCTCGAAAGCCCCAGCTTCAGCGAGATCCAGGGCATCCAGATGCTGACCCTCGCGCTGCGCTTCAACCCCAGCAGCACCGGCAACGACGACTGGACCATCACCACCGCGTAATCAACCCGCCCACTTCAATCCCCTCTCCCGCAAGCGGGAGAGGGTTAGGGAGAGGGCCAATTCCAGAGCACCGACCACACGCACCACCTCCTGCCGAGGTGCTGCGGGCGAGCGCACACCACCTCAACCACAGGAGCACCGCATCATGGGCATCCGCCTCAACATCAGCAACACCTACAAGACCCTCGTCAAGTACACCATCATCGACGAGAACGGCAAGGAGGAGAAGCAGGAATTCCTCGCCGAGTTCAAGCGCCGCGACCAGGAGGAGTGCAAGACCATGATCGCCTCCGGCAAGCTCGACGCCGAGCATGTGCGCGACGTGTTGGTCGGCTGGAAGTGCACCGACCTCGTCACCGGCCAGGACATCCCCTACAGCGAGGCCATGCGCGACGCGCTGCTCGCCCAGACCGGCGTCGGCGGCACCATCATGCAGCGCTACCTGGAAACGGTCGGGGCCGTCCGCCCAAAAACCTGATCGAGGTCGCCCGCTACCTGGCCGGCGCGGCGGTCGACGAGACCTTCGCGCCGGACGAACAGGTGCTCGCCGATCTCGCCGCCTGGAACGCGCCCCCCGAAGTCATCGCCGCCGCCAGGAAGGCCCGCGCGCGCGCCGACGAGGTCGAGGTCTACCCCGACAACTGGGCCAGCGTGATGGTCTTCCAGCGCCTGCACACCCAGTGGCGCACCCGCGGCATGGACGGCGAGATCAGCGGCCTCGATTATTCCAGCTTCCCCATCACCGCCCGCATGCTCAAGGTCCCCCGCAAGGACTGGGAGCAGGTCTTCGACGACGTCGGCCTGATGGAAAACGAAACCCTCGCCGTCGTCGCCGAACGCCGCAGCAAGTAGGGCGGACTTGTCCGCCATCGGTCGCCGCAATGGCGGACAAGTCCGCCCTACGGATCGCCTCACCTGTAGCCATGCCGCTGCATCGGCATGTCGTTCGGCTGGCGCGGCGCATGCGCCGCGAAACCCCAGCCTCACCCCCTCATCCCTCACAGGCCCTCAATGAGCGCACTCGGTCGTCTCGTCGCCAGCGTCGTGTTGGATACCGCCGAATTCACGGTCGGCACCGACAAGGCCGCGCAGCTCGCCGGCAAGATGGCGACCAGCATCGACCGGCAGATGCGCGACCTGGAGTCGAACGTCAAGGGCACCATGGGCGGCATCGCCGCCGCCATCGCCGCCGGCTGGGGCGTCAATGCGCTCAAGGGCGCGTTCGACGACCTGGTGCGGTTCCGCGGCGAGCTGGAAAAGACCAAGGTCGTCACCGGCGCCAGCGTCGAGAACCTGTCGATCCTCGCCCAGGCCGCCAAGCTGGCCGGGCGCGACTTCGGCACCGTCGAGCAGGCCCTGGTGAAGATGACCAAGGGCCTCACCGCCTCCAACGCCGACACCAAGGACACCGCCCGCGCGCTCGACTACCTCGGCGTCGCCGGCAAGGACGCGGCCGGCAAGCTGCGCGATCCCGGCGAGGTGATGATCGACGTGGCGAAAGCCATGGGCCGGATGGAGGACGGCGCCAACAAGACCGCGCTGGCCACCGCGCTGTGGGGCAAGGCCGGCGCGCAGAACCTGCCGATCCTGAAGGAACTGGCCGAAAACGGCGACCTGGTCGCCAAGGTCACGCAGGAACAGGCCGACCAGGCGCGCGAGTACGAGAAGGCCATGGTCCGCCTCGGCATCGCCATGGGCTCGACCAAGAAGTCGATCCTGCAGGAGTTCGTCGAGCCCGCCACGGCGATGATCCAGGTCATCACCGATTCGATGACCGCCACCGACGGCCTGTCGGCCTCGGTGAAGAAGATGGGCGAGGCCGGCGAGCTGAAGACCTTCGCCGAGCAGGGCGCCTACGCGCTCGCCAGCCTGATCGACTATGCCGCGATGACCGGCAAGACCATCATGGCGATCGGCGGCTCGGTCGCCTCGGTGATCGCCGACATCAATGCCCTGGGCGAGGCCGTCAAGCTGGTCAAGGGGCAGGGCACGATCGGCCAGCTCAGCGCCGCGCTCGATGCCCGCGCCGCCATGAGCGACAGCGCCACCGCCCGCTGGAAAGCGCTGGGCGAGATGAACGCCACCGCCTACCGCGACGGCTTCACCAAAAAACTGGCCGAGAATGCCGTCATCGCCGGCTTCGGCGCCACCAGCGGCAGCAACAGCGGCCGGCCCGGCTTCGTCGGCACCAGCGGCGACGGCACCGCCGCCCGCAACGCCGAGGCCGAGGCCCTGCGCGCCGCCAAGAAGGCGCTGGACGAGTACGTCAAGGCGGCCATGGATGCGATCGCCGCCGACGAGGAGATGGCCAAGGGGCTGGCCGCGATCGAGGACAAGCAGACCGCCGCCATCCTCGGCACCGAGAAGCAGATCGAGAACATCCAGTTCGAGACCAGCATCATGGGCCTGTCGAACGACGAGCGCACCAAGGCCATCGCCCTGCGCACGCTGGAAACCAGCGGCATCGACAAGCAGAGCACGGCCTACGCCACGCTCAAGGGCCGCCTCACCGACGCGCTCGCCCAGCAGGCCGAGCAGCACGCGCAGCTCGAGGCCACCCGCCTGGCCGCCGCCACGCAGGTCAGCACCTGGAACGACCTCGCCAGCGTGGTGATCGACACCTTCCACCGCGGCAAGGATGCCCTGAAGGACTTCCTGCGCTCGATGCTGGAGCTGTTCGCCCGCAAGTACATCCTGCAGATCGGCGCCGCCATGACCGGCTCGACCGCGCTGTCGGCGGCGGCGAACACGATGGGGCAGGGCAGCGCGGCCAGCAGCGCCGGCAGCCTGCTCGGGCTCGGCGTGTCCGGCTTCGGCTCGCTGGCCGGCGCGGGCGGCGGTGCGCTCACCGGCGGGGCGATGGGCGGCTTTCTCAACGGCGCCGAGGTGTTCGGCTCGTCGCTGATGTCCGGCTCGGGCGCCGGCATGCTCTCCGGTGCGTCCGGCATGCTGGCCGCCGCCGGCCCCTACATCGCCTTCGCCGCCGTCGCCTACGGCCTGTACAAGGCCTTCGCCGCGAAAGCCGGCGGCCCCAAGGAAGGCGGCTCGTATCAGGGCATGTTCAACGACGTCGGCGCGATGAACAGCGGATCCTCGCCCGGCTGGTACGGCGTCAGCACGCAGAACGCCAACGTGCAGAGCCTCGTCGGCAGCACCGGCCTCACGCTGGCCCAGTCGATCGCCCGCTACGGCGGCACCACCTCCGGCTTCTCGATCGGCCTCGGCTACGACGCCGACCCGCGCGGCACCGCCAACTCGCGCCTCACCTCCTCGCTCACCGACGCCAGCGGCAAGACGATTTTCGGCCATTCGGGCATGGATATCGGCCGCGGCAACGAAGGCGCGGCGCTGTCGCTGGAAATGTCGCGGCTGATCGTCGAGGGCCTCAAGGCCAGCAACATCAACGAGGAAGTGAAGAAGCTGTTCGACGGCTTCACCGGCACCACGCAGGAAGCCTTCGACGCCCTGTTCGCCAGCGCCGAGGACCTCAACGGCGCACTGACGACGATGGCCAACGTCACGATCGGCGGCCTCACCGTCGACGCGCTGAAGCAGATGGCGCTGGCCGGCGAAACCCTGAGCCAGACCGCCGCCCGCGTCGCCGGCAACTTCACCGCCCTGCAGGACCTGTTCAGCACCGATGCCGAGAAGCGCGCGCGCGACGAGAAGGCCATCGCCGACGCCTTCGCCGCCATCAACGTCGCCATGCCCGACAGCATCGCCGGCTTCAAGGCCCTGATCGACGGCCTCGACCTGTCCACCGAGTCCGGCCGCGCGCTCTACGACGTGCTGGTCGCCACCGGCCCCAAGTTCAAGCAGCTGATGGATGACGTCGGCGCCGGCATCGACACCGTGACGACCGCGGCGGTCACGGCCTACACCACGATGATCAGCCTCAACGACCTGTCGGGCATCAACATCCACACCCCCGGCAGCACCATCCCCGGCGCCGGCGGCAGCAGCATCAACGACGCCCGCCAGAACCTCGCCGACCAGCTGCGCGGCGCGCTCGTCTCCGATGCGAGCCCCTACACGCTGCGCCAGCGCTACGAAACCGCCAAGGCGCAGTTCAACGAGAACCTGGCGCGCGCGCAGGGCGGCGACGAGTCGGCCATCAACAGCGCCTTCGGCCTGTTCCAGACCTTCACCAGCCTTTCCCAGCAGGTCAACGCCAGCAGCGGCCAGTACAACACCGACTACTTCGGCGGCCTCAATGCCCTCGGCGGCCTCACGCAGGGCGCCGCGCGCCCGTTCACGGCGGCCGACTACACGGCAGGCAACGCGCAAGTGGTGCAGGCGCTGGCCACCGTCTTCAGCGGCCAGGCTGCGCAGACCGCCGCACTGATCGAGAACGCCAACGACATCAACGCCGAGACCAAGGCATTGCTCGAACGCATCGCCACCGCCACCGAGAAGCCCGCTAGCCCCGGCGCGCTCACGCCCACCACCCTATGACCAAGTATTTCACCGCGTGGGATGACTTCGACGTCCACACGATCGGCACCAATGTCAGCGGCTGGACCACCCGCGGCACGGCGGCGCCGAGCGGCTACGCCCCCGCCTATGGCGCGGCGTCGGTGGTCGCCTACAAGCGCCGGTATCTCAACTTCCTGACCAACAGCAGCGGCGTGCCGATGCGAAACCTCGTGTCCTGGGACGCGATCGACGGCGACGCCAACCGCGCCAACGTCGAGTTGCTCAGTTGCTTCGCCAAGGACACCACCACCGCCACCGACCTCACGCTGGTGGTGCGCGGCGTCGGCGCCTCGGGCGCGGCCGCCAGCGAAGGCTACCTCGCCCGCCTCGAAATGGCCGGCAATATCTACATCGCTGAACGGTCCAGCGCCACCGCCATCACCACCGTCGCCACCGCCGCCTACACCTTCGCCGCCGGCAAGTGCTACTTCGTCCGCTTCCGCGCCAACGGCACCAGCCTCAAGCTGCGCGTCTGGGATGCGGCGCTCGGCATGGCCGGCGAGCCGACGACCTGGAACATCGACACCACCGACGCCAGCTTCAACAGCGCCGGCTGGGTCGGCCTCGGCGGCTTCGACGGCGGCACCGGCGACCTGATCGCGCCGTGGAATTTTCTGGCGGTCGCGACGAATGGGGATACGGCGGTCTGCCCGCGCACCAACACCGAGTACACCGCCTGGCTCGCCAAGCAGGACGTCACGCGCTGCGTGGTGGCGAAGATGAAGGCCACCGGCTACGACAGCAGCGGCAGCCCCTACACCGCCACCCGCAAGGCCTACATCGCCAACCACGGCTACACCAGCCAGCAGCAGGACACGCCCAGCCTGCAGCACTTCGACGCCTGCATCACCGGCGTGCCCACCTTCAGCCGCGAAATGCCGGCCGCGTTGAGCGGGCAGGCGACGGTCAACATTGGGAAGATGCGGGTGGCGAATCCGGCCAGGCCGGTGAAGGGCACGGCGTACCTGTTGCTCGATGGGACGAGTGGGTGCTATGCCAGCACGCCGGACAGCGCGGCGAACTCGATCACCGGCGACATTGACATTCGCGTCGATGCCTCTGCGGATGACTGGACGCCTGGTGCGGTGAGGGAGTTCGTCAGTAAATCCGATTCAGACTCGACCAATTTCGCGTATTTGCTGCGCCTGAATCCACCGACAGGCGAGCTGCAGTTGTATTGGTCGTTGAACGGGACCACGCTGAAAAGCGCGCTGTCGACCGTGGCCTTGAACGCAACGGATGGCGCGGCCCTGTGGATTCGCGCGACGCTGGATACCGACAATGGCGCAGCGGGTCAGGATATCCGGTTCTATTCCTCGACAAATTACAACCCCGACACTTACGCCGGCACATGGACGCAGCTCGGTGCGACAGTCACGGTGGCGACTGCGGGCGCTTTGTTCGATAGCACATCCACCCTGAAGCTCGGTGCGCGCAGCACCGGGGGCACTGGCGGCCCGTTCGCCGGCAAGATGTACCGTGCGCAGATCTTCAACGGCATCGCCGGCACGATCGCGGTTGACTTTGATCTGCGGCGCGTCATCAAGGGCGCGACCACTGTAAGCACGCCGACCGGCGAAACGTGGACGCTGCAAGGCACCGCCAAGATCCGCGAAACCGACGAGACCGCCCCCGGCACCCGCGACGACTGGCTGCGCGTCCACTGGC